AAGGCCGCCTGAGGGCGAGTTGCCCGTCCCCCGTCCCGATAGATCGGGGGAGTCTCGAGTTGGCGAAATCCTTTCGGAGACTATAAAAAAAGAAAAAGAATATTCGTTCGGTCCCGCGTCCCTTTGGGGGATTCTTGAGCCGGGCGACGTCGAACTTGAGGAGTGCACTCAGGGGAAACGTAACAGTGGGTATGCACTAAGCGCCGTAAGGCACTTGAAGCGGTTTCGGGGTCTACGTACTTTGAAAGGCCAGACCGTACCCACAACTGTTGATTGTTTTTCTCTTAAATCAGCAGTTCGTCAATGCTTCCCCCGGTACCTTCCGGAATTAGGGGAGCTATCAATCAAGACAGCCGCGAAAATCGTTCGCCGGCCGTGTAAGTTTTGTTCATCTCAGATGGACGGCTTGGTTGATACCTGGGAAAGAGAATTGTTCGAAGCGAAGGTCGAACCTCTCAGTGAGAGAGAGGTTACGATGCTAACACGCGCACTGCGGATGAACGTACCGCAGGGGTGGGACAAAAGAAAAGGAGATGCCTATATCCCGAATGGGCATGCGACGTCGTCGCACTCACGGTGTGAGGGTGGCAATTGGAATGAGGAAGGGTTTTCACAAGCTGCGGAACCAGGCGCGGTCTTCTCGTCTGGCAAGCCCAGGATTGTAACTATGTACAGCAGTTACAATACGGAAACCCTTACTCCTCTTCACAATGCCCTCTACCGGAGTCTCAAAAGGAAGGGATGGCTTTTGGTTGGGGATCCGACCCCTGACAAAGTCAGACAGCTAAATGGTGAGGGTCCGTACATGTCGTTCGACTTTAAGAAGGCGACAGACAGAATCAAATCCGAGGTAACTCGGCTTGCCATAGCTGTCCTCAAAGAGAAGGCAGAGAGATTGACGTTTGAGGAACAGGCGTGCCTTGACGTCCTCGGAGAGCTTCGGCTCGAAGAGGATGGCCCTGTTGCACCGAGGGGGCAGCCAATGGGAAGTGTGATGAGCTTCCCTTTGCTGTGCCTCCTCAATAAAACCGTCGTTGATCTCGCTCTCTGGGATCTCTGCGAGAAGAAGGAAATCTCGTTCAAGGAATGGACGAGTCATCGCTGTCTCATTAATGGCGATGATCTCTTACTGCGATCACCTACCCCAAACTCGGCATTGTATAGCGAGTCGCACGTCAAGTGGGGGTCGATCGTGGGCTTCGAGGTTAACACTGAGAAGACCATGGTCGATGAAGAAAAGGGAGAAATCAATTCCACCCTTTTCGTCAACGGTGAGTTGAAAAAAAAGACAAATTTAGCCGCACTTTACATGGCCCGTGAGACGGCCGATGTAGCG